AAATTACCGAACATCGTATTCGCAAGCTGAGTGTTTGGCGTAAGAGTCAGAGTGCCAGAGCCGGTCACAGGAGAATTACTCACCGTGTAAAGCACATCGCCGGGATTGCTGATCCCCACGCTGGTTACAGTTCTGTAGCCAGTCCACACCACTGTCACAGTCCCACTCCCACTTAGTGTGACTGTGACACGACCGTAGTTCACAGTGCCCGCAGTTACAACAGACTGCCCCGTAGTACCGCAGTTCTGACTTGCAATCACTCCTCCTGTGGTCCACACAGAACTATCAGGCGAGGAGTCAAATGTAACTGCGCAGATGGGGGAGCCTGTCGTGGTCCACGTGAGCTGATGAAACGCAGTCCCACTACCGGAGAATGAGAGGACGGCAGCCGAGCCACTCACTGTGAATGTGGTGCTCTGAAGTCCGGAGTATTGCTGCCCCTCGCTTGGCATAAATGAAAGCAACAAAAATGCCAACACACAAGATGCACAAAGAATTGCTCGTCTCATATTAGACCATCCTCCCACCACTCAGCTATCATCTCAGCGAATATACACACGAACCTTGCCAGAACTGATCTGGCTCAGATAAAGGCCATTGTTAACCACCCCAATCTTCCCACTCCTCACCTCTTCGAGATCAGAGGCCCCATTCCCCGCCCACACCTCTCTCCCAGTCAAGTTCACAACAAGGCAGGTGTCAGTGTCCTGGGTGATCCACAAACACATTCCCGCCTTTGTAGCCATTCGCTAAGCCAGCAGTGTCCAAAATCCATGGGTTTGTGGTGAAATCGTTTGCCATCACAGAGCTCCTCCCCGCAAAGCGGGCTAAAGTTCCTCTATAAACTTGTTGTACTCTTTCCAATTCACATCCAACGCGATTGCGACAAGGCGTTCCACGCAAGTGGCAAAGGTGTGCTCGCGAGCATAGGGGCAGCCCACTGCGTCTCCTGACTCGCTCAAGTCTCCAGCTTTACGTTCAGCCTCATACTTGAGGTCCCACGCGTCCACTTCTTGTTCAGAGACTCCGTGGTATCGAATGAGCGCCCACTCCACAAGCTCATGCACCCCTACGAGGAACTCGTATCGCCAATTCCCCATCTCGCTCACCCGCACAGAGGTATGCTCACGCCCATTCGGCTTGGTGAAGTAGTCCCCCACAGTGGGGTAGCGTTGCTTCGAGCGAGAAATCGTCTTGAGATCAATGTCGAGCATTTTAGTCTCCTATCTTTCCTCGTTATCATCGAGGCTATGCTCTGCGCGCTCGATTCTGATCTTCTTCTTTTCGCTTGGCACATCTCCAGCCCGATAGTGATAATGCGCCGCGCATGTCTGCGGAGGACTTCCGTCCAGCCCATGTCGTTTGACATAATCAGCCCAAATCATTGCCAATTGGGCATCAAAAACAACCAGCTTCTTGTGAAGATGCAAACCTGTGCCGACAATCGTGAGCATAGTAAGAATTTGACCCATCGAGATTGACCATTCAAACTGGACCATACATTCTCCATGATCATGCCTGTAAAATACGTAAACAAAACTCCAAAAGGCCACACCACTACCGCCTTCGGCGGACCCGATTCTGCAATGGTGGCAACGGGACGGGGAACCCGAGCAGGAGGGTCGACGGGGCCCTCAAGACCATACTCTCCCGCACAACTCAATAAGTGAGCTGTGTTGTGATGTGGCCAACTCGCTGCGCGAGCCTCATGGCTCGTCCCGTTAGGGCTGGGGAGGTTCAGGTTCATTGCTCTCTCCCTTCAGGATTTCGGCCACCTGCGCTTCCTCAGGTGACCCCTCAGCAAGCACCTCCTGAATCACAGCATCTCGTGTCCAGGCGTCTGGATTGTCATAACAGGAGGTGCAGAGAAGGAGGCCATTTTGCCACACAAGCTGGGACACCCGTGTTTCGCAGTCGCATCTCTGACAGCGATGCCACGGGTCTCCCATGATTGAGCTGTGCGCGTTGTAGCCTCTTGCCATCCCAGCCTCCTCAGTCTCAGCCGCAGGCTGACTAAACTGCGATTATGGCGTAAAGCAGCGTCAGCTTCAGGGTGCCGTTGCCGGCAGCGTAGTTATTCGTTGCCTTGGTCAACGTTACTGCTGTGGCACTCGTCAAAGTCACGTTGTCAGTGGGCAGCAGAGACTTGACAAGAGAGGAGCCGTTTGTAATTACGCTTGCCAACTCCGTGCCTGTCACAAGAGCATTGCCACTTCCCTCAATGACATTAACAGCGCCTCCAGCGTCAGTGTAAGTTACACTGCCATAAAGCAGCTCTGCCACAAAACTGAGGAGATCAATTGCAAAGCCGGCGGGAGGAGCCGCGATCAATGTTTGAGCAGTTGTTTGAAGCGCCTTGATCTGCGCGGAGGTCAATGTAACTACTGCACTTGCAATTATTGCATTTGCAGTCATTGCCGAGGTTGACGCAGTGACAGGAGTCACAGCCGCGAGGGGAGCCCCCACAGCCAGGCTGTTGACGGCAACGCCGTCGTGATGTGTATAGCCCATGACTTTATCCTTTCGTTAGATGCAAATTGATGTTGTGGGTGTTCATGTTCTGAACACCCATCTCACTCAGCAATCTCGCAAAGCGAGAAGCCCCGAAGGGCCACACTCTACAAGCTATGGCCCATCGCTGCCGTAAGTCCCAATCCAATGGAAGGCACCAACCCCAAATCTGCTCATCGAGAGCATCTTGATGGAGTAGGTGTCGAAGTCGTCGCTGTACATGTCGTCCAGTGGCTTCCTCGTAATATGATACAACGAGTGCTCGCTCTTGTCTGACAAGAGACACCACCGGCCGACGGAGGTGAAATAGTGGCAGATGAAGTAGTGCAAGTCCTCGTTGAGGATTGAGTTGATGTTGTTGTCAGCGGTGTCGGGCTTGTGCGCCGAACCCAGGATTTCGCGAGCGACCCACTTGTTCTCAGGAGCGATCACAAGAAGTCTCGGCTTAACCTGCATTGGCATGCCCACGCCATCCGGCATCCTCTCGAAGTTGTTGATCGCAGCCTGAAGTGCGGTCATGCTGAGGTCAACATCCACAGAGGGTCTGTTGGGCCAAGTACCCGCGGCGCTGATGTAGGAACTCACGCCAGGTGCGATGTTCGTCGCAGACGCCCCACCTGGGAGGTAGTGCGCTGTGCTGAACAAGTTGACGCCGTCAACCGTGACGACGGGATTGAGAATGGAGTTCGATGAGATGAACCCCAAGTTGATGAGATTCCACGTAGACATCTCGCGCAGGAAATGGTGCGAGCGGGCGATGGCCTTGGGAATCTGCTTGATAAGTCCGTACTGATCGTCCTCATACAGCTCATAGGAGCTGCGAACGCCCAGCGCATAGGTATACATCTCAATGCGCTTGGTGCCGCCTTGAGCTGCATCCCTATAGGTCGAAGGCTCACCCTCTGGCTTCTCAACCATCGGGCCAACCCCCACGAACTCCGCCATGTCGATGAAGGCTTTGTCAGTGGTATCCATGTTAAAGACATGAGAGAACTCTTCTTCTCTCTGCTTTAGCTTGAGCCACTGGGCAAAGACGCCATGGAGATGGGGAGCTTGCAACTGACTCCATTGTCCACGAACTAACATTGCCAGCCTCCCTAACCAACGCCCAGCTGCGCTGCCGCAGGCAAGAACTTGAAAAAGACCCCACGATTGTCGTTGGGATCAAGTGATTCGATGACGAGAACAGCCTGATTTGAGCTGCCGCCCCCGCTGGTCGTGGTCTTGCTTGTGTCCACATACCAATGATAATCAGTGTCAGCAGTCAGACCATAGGCAACTCCCACGTTTGCCTGGGTCAGATTGGCGCCGCCCTGGGTTGGGCCCACCTGCCCCCAAAAAATGGTCGCCCCATCAGCCAGCGTGTAAGCACTGAGCTTGCCGTCATCCCACTTTGGCAGCGCAATGTTCACAGCATAGGGCTGATTCTCAATGACCTCAGCAAGTGGGCTGATGATCTGTGCCACCCCACTTGTCGTTCGGCCGGTTACTGGTTCGGCCAGAATCCCCGCAATAGCCCCAGTATACGAGCTGCCGTTCCAAATGGCTAAGAAGCCACTTGTGAGCGTCACCGGAGTACCCTTAGGACCGTTGGTGAGACCTGACCCTTCGAGGAATCGCCGCATAGCCGGCTGTGCCCCGATGGTGGACCTTGAAGCATATGCTGCCGCTGTAGCCACCTAGTCACCCCTTCCCCCTCCGCAAAGCGGAGGCCTTCCCTGATGAACCTAGACATGGGGCTTCGTCAGAATTTTGCACCCTGTGCCACTTGCTCATCAAGTTCTTCATCAGTCATTCCAAAAGCCTTCAGCTCTTCTCGGGTCGGCGTTATAGCTGAGATTTTGGACGCCTGACTACGTTGACCGCTTGGAACTTCGCTTATCGCTTGACGAAGCTCTTGACGATTTCTCTTGTCCGCCGCATTGACGGTAACAGCAGCCCGAGCCTTCTGAGCTGCGTGTAGCAAGGCGCCCTGATAGGCAGCCTTGTTTATCTTCATCAAGATTACATCACCGTTGATGTACTTTGTCCCGCCGTCACGGGAATACAACCCCAGTTTCTCAGGCTCCGCTAGATCAGCCTCAACCACGGGAGCGTAGCCTTGAACCTTGGCCTGTTCGTAGCGCAAGCCACTCTGCTCCCCGTTGTTCTTGTAGAGAGTGTGAAGGACCCAACGAGGCTGCAACATAGGGTTCTTGAGCCTCACATTCATGAAATCTGCTGTGACAAGAGGTTTTGCGATGATCTGCTCATCTTCCACAGCAACCGCTCCGCCGCTCTGCTTCGCAGCAATCTTCTGGGCTGTTGCTGCCAATGTTGCAGCAGCCAGCTTAACCGCTGCTGTGTCGATCAAAGGCTTCGCCACATTTGCACTTGTGAGTGCGGGGCCTGCCGTTGTATCAGCCATGATAAATCACCATCTCTTTCCGAGAGGCAAGAGCCTCTTCAGGCTTCAAGCCATACTTGGCCGCAAGCCTTGCCTCGTCGTCTGTGAGTCTGTCAGATGGAGGCGCTGTACGACCAGGCCCAGCGTCCTCTGAGCCCTCAGATGCCTCTGCGAAGAAGTCAGTCCTGTCTTGAGCTGCCTTGGCAATGTCTGCCATGTGCCTCCCCTTCACCACGTCGAAGGCAGTACTCCACGCAAGTGGAGAGGCTTGATTCTGAGGAGGCTCCTTCTTCATAATCTCCCTCAACTCAGGACCGTACTTTTTGAACAGAGCCTTCTCCACTGGGTCTGTGACTCCATTGGTGAAAATCATCTCGCTCTGGGCTGCGCCCATTGCAAGCATAGCCCCATACATGGGGGCGGCGCGCTGATTGAACGCTGCATCCTCATCTTCGAGGAAGGAGATTGGGGCAGCTCGCCCCTCATTGCGCTTGGGCTCCGCAAGAGGCACTCTTGCCTCCAGCTCTGAAAGTCGTCTCTTCGTCTCTTCAAATTCAGAGAGCTGACCCTTCGTAGCCTCAAGCTCTGATTTTAGAGTTGCGTGGCCCTGCACAGCCTCAACAATTTGCTCAGGTGTCAAATTGCGAAGCGCCTCAGGCACCTCTTCTTCCCTCTTGTTTCCCCACCATGGCATAAGCCGCCTCCCGTCGATTTATTTGGTCTGCTTCTTTAGATGCTGCACAACA